TTCAGTTGTGATACCCGCCGTCAGTTTAGCTGTTGACCTGCCGATTGACGCTACGAACAGACCAGCTTTATATGCAATAGTCATAATTTTCTCCTCATGATAGTAGGCAATGCATGCATGCTCTTACCCACTGGTTAACAAAAATAAAAAAAATGACAAGGACACACAAATGTGTGCCCTTGTCACCAAGCTTATTTCTTAAGCTTGTATCCTTTAGGTGCATAATCCAAATCAACTGTTGATAGTTTGACATTGAATTTAGCTCCGGCTGGGATTACAATTTCCTCTTCCGCTACACCCCAAACTACACCGTTCTCAACGATGTCTTGAGTGTTCATCTTCAGAGTATCTAACGATTCGTACATGTTCTTCCATGACTTCTTCTTACCGGGTTTCATCTCGACAGACAATGAACACTCAATGAATTCATTATCTTTACCTGATGTTATAAATCTCTGAGGGTTCTCAGAATACTTTACTTCTTCCGGTGCCTCGATGTTCAAGTCGAACTCTGTAACACGCGTGATAGTTTTACTTTTAGTCATAATTTTCTCCTTAATAAAAAGTTTAACTATAGACCTATATGGAAGCTGACGAATGTCAGCTACCTACAATAAGTCAAAACAAGGTTCCAACAGTCAAAAACTAGCGATGGTCGTGAAACCTAATCGGGGTCGGGGTGTGGTCGTGGCAGAGCGGGGAGGGGAATGAGAGAGCGATATTTATGTACTTTTTCAAAAAAAATTTTCTCGCAAAAAATTTACAAGCTATACATTATTATGTTATTTTTAGCAAATGAGCTTAGTTCAAACTGATGCTGTTGAAGTTACTAACGAAGACAGGATTGAATTACAATCACATTTCCCCTACGCAGGTGTAAAACTGTCCGAGCTTTCTGTCCAAGAAGAAAGGTTGATTTTATTTTTTATAAGGGGAATGAGCAAAGCAGCCGCCGGCCGTGCAGCGGGGTACCAGAACCTAGACCACGTGTACGAAGTTTTTAAAAAACCTAAAGTAGCACAAGCGGTAGAATATCTAAGACAAGAAATGCGAGAGGAAGTAAAGTTCGATAGAACGACTGCGACTACTATGTACCTAGAAGCCCACCGTAAATCAGCAAACGCAACCGAAGAAAAAAATGTAGTAGATTCGTTATGTAAACTTCATGGTCTATTTGCACCAGAAAACGCAACACAAGTTAATATAAGTGTAGACAAAATAGAGAGGTTAGAAAGACTGCCCGACGCTGAGCTTTTAAAACTAGCCGGAGTAGACTCCTCTCATTTAGACCCCAAAGGAGACGAGGATGGCGTTGAGTCCTGAGCTGAGAAAACAACTTAGGAAAGTGCTAGCAGCTAAGAGAGCAAAAAAATTTCAAAAAAATTTTGTAGGAGAAAATTATGGCAAACGAAAAATATATGCAAGCTGCTAAAGCTAGAAGAAAAAAACGTAAGAAGAAAAAATTTCCTGATTTAAATAAAGATGGAAAAATAACCTATGCTGATATTCTCATAGGCAGAGGCGTTAGGGGGAAAAAATAATGCATTGTAAAGGAATAAACGCACCGCAACCTGATATGAAAAAGTTTGCGAAAAAAATGAACAAGTATGGTCGCATACCAAAAAAAGGAGGTAGTTATGCCGGCAAAAAGAAAAAGTAGTAAAAAAAGAAAGTCTAGTAAACGTAAAGGTGCAACACCTACAAACCCAACTTTATATGCAAGGGTAAAAGCTGAAGCTAAACGAAAGTTTAAGGTCTATCCGTCTGCATATGCCAATGGGTGGTTAGTAAGAACTTATAAGAAACGCGGCGGCGGATACAGATAATGGCTAAGCCTACCGGTGGCCTGACTGCATGGTTCGGAAAAGGGCCAAAGGGCGATTGGGTCGATATTGGGGCTCCAAAGAAAAAAGGGAAATTTCAGCCTTGTGGGCGAAAGTCTGCTAAAGGTAAAAGCAAACGTAAGTACCCGAAATGTGTGCCACGGTCTAAAGCTCGGTCGATGACTGCAGCACAGAGAAAAAGTGCGGTTAGAAGAAAGCGTGCAGCGGGGAACCCAGGTGGTAAACCACGTAACGTAAAAACTATAGTCAGGAAAAAACCTGCAGTAAAAAGAAGGAGGACTCGTGCCAAGAAAAAAAGGTAAAATGCCACCAAGAAATAAGAAGAACTTTCGTTCTACTAAGTCTGGTGCGGGTATGACAAAGGCCGGAGTTAAAGCTTACCGTAGGCTGAACCCCGGTTCAAAGTTAAAAACAGCAGTTACGGGTAAAGTTAAAAAAGGCAGCAAAGCTGCAAAACGTAGAAAGTCATTCTGTGCTAGGTCTGCAGGTCAAATGAAGAAGTTTCCAAAAGCAGCTAAGAATCCTAACTCAAGATTAAGACAAGCTAGAAGACGGTGGAAATGTTAACACATGCAAAAAGTAGAGTGTTATAAGTGCAAAAAACTATTGGCAGAACAGCTAGTCCTACCAAAAGGGCTTTGCGTGTATTGTGCTGCGGATGAGACAGACACACTGCCGAAACCTGCCACTGCTACTAAATCTAAAAAAGAGAAGAGAGAAGAATCTGCTCAAGTTCGTGCTGAACAAGAGCTCGCGAAGAGAATACTGGCACGTAAAAGATTATTACCTTTCGTAGAAAAATTTAACGCCGATTACCAAGCAGGTTGGGTACACAAAGACATCTGTAAACGTCTCGAAAAGTTTAGCGAAGATGTAGCACAAGGAAACTCCCCCAGATTAATGCTTTTTATGCCTCCTAGGCATGGAAAGTCCACCTTAGCTAGTGTAGCTTTTCCTGCTTGGCATTTAGGTAAAAACCCACAACATGAGTTTATAAGTTGTTCTTATTCTGGTTCTCTTGCTATGAGTTTCTCTAGGAAAGTGAGACAGTTAGTTAGAGAGCCCAACTATAAATATATTTTCGAAAAAACTAAATTAGATAAAGACTCTCAAAGTATAGAATCCTGGCTAACTACCCAAGGCGGAGGCTATGTGGCCGCTGGTGTTGGTGGTGGTATTACAGGAAAAGGTGCAAATATTCTTCTTATCGATGACCCTGTAAAGAACCGAGAAGATGCAGAATCGGAAAACAACCGTGAAGCAACTTGGGACTGGTATACCTCTACCGCTTATACACGTCTTTCCCCAGGTGGAGGTATATTAGTTATTCTTACAAGGTGGCACGATGACGATTTAGCCGGAAAACTTTTGACAGCTAGTGAAGAAGGGGCGGACCAGTGGGAGGTAGTCAAGTACCCTGCGATAGCAGAAGAAAATGAAACCTATAGGAAGCAAGGCGAAGCACTACACCCAGAAAGATATAACTTAGAATCGCTAGAGATGATACAACGTGCAATCGGTCCCAGGGACTGGACTGCGTTGTACCAACAAAATCCAGTGTCTGATGAAGGAGATTATTTCAATAGGGACATGGTCAGATACTATGAACCTGACGAAATTGATTATGAAAGACTTCGTTACTACACTGCGTGGGACTTAGCTATCGGGCAAAGAGACCGCAACGACTTTTCTGTTGGTGTGACTGTTGGTATAGATGAGTATGATAATATGTATGTTGTAGATGTTATACGCGGTAAGTATGACGGTTTTGAACTCGTAGAAAAAATATTAGATTTTTATGAACAGTGGCGGCCAGGCATAGTAGGTATAGAGCGTGGGCATATAGAAATGGCTATTGGTCCTTTCTTAGAAAAACGTGTAGCAGAACGTAGATTGCATTCTGCATATTTTAAAGATTTAAAAGTAGGAAGGCGTGATAAAGAAGCTAGAGCTAGAGCAATCCAGGGTAGGATGCAACAGGGTAAAGTTTATTTCCCACAAGACGCAACTTGGACAGGTTCCATGGTGGCTGAACTTTTGCGTTTTCCTAATGGCGTGCATGATGACCAGGTGGATGCACTTGCATGGGTTGGTTTAATGATGACAGAGTTTGCAAGTTTTTATGAAGCACCCGAACATGTACCTTCTTGGAGAGATAAGTTAAGATATATAGCCAAAGGCCCTAAAAAGAAAACAGCTATGAGTGCATAATATGGCATACAGTACAAAAAAACCTAAACAAAACCTTTCTAAAGCTGAAGAACTTACTTTAGCGAAAAGCCAATTCAATGCTTACACCCGAGCCCGAGACAATGGGCACGAAGAATTTATAGAGATGGCTAAAAAATGCGACCGTTATTATAGAGGCGAGCAGTGGGACGAGTATGATATACAAGAGTTAGATGACCAAGGCCGACCAGCATTAACAATCAACACTATTCTACCTACGATTAATGCTGTTATGGGGGAACAAAGTTCAAAGAAAGCTGATATACAATTCAAGCCAAGAGGTGGCGGCAACCAAGAAATAGCCGACGTTCTTACTAAAGTTTACCAACAGATATCAGACAACAACAAACTAGATTGGATAGAGGCCCAAGTATTCCAAGATGGAATAATACAAGATAGAGGGTGGTTTGATGTTCGTGTTGACTTCGATGACCACGTGATGGGTGAAGTACGTGTAGAAGCAAAAGACCCATTAGATATTCTTATAGACCCAGACGCAAAACACTATGAGCCTACAACTTGGA